CAAAAGCTCATGATTTATTTGAAAATAATTTGGAAATATTAAAAAGAAATCGTAAATTGATGCAATTATCTGAACCAACATTTAGTGGTAACCTCCGTATGAAAATTATGGATAGATACAACGAACCAATGGATAAATTCAGTAAGCAAGAATTTTTAAAAATCGGATTGAAAACTCGTATATTGGATGCATTTCCAAATGTTACGGACTGGTTACAATCCACATTTTCTCACATAGCAAAATTTTAAACAATGGCAGAAAGATTAGTAAAACCCCTTGGAGATAGAGTTCTCCTAACAGAATTAGAAGGTGAGCCACAAACAACCGCAAGTGGTATCATTATTCCGGATAGTGCAAAAACCGAAGATGTAAAAAAAGCAAAGGTAGAATCGGTAGGACCTGGCGTTTACACACAAAGTGGAGTATTGATTCCGATGAATGTAAATGTAGGTGATGAAGTAATTCTTCCACCATATCACCAAGGACAAGAAATCAAAATCGGTGGTAAAAAATATATCATTTTAAGAGAATCAGAAATCTTAATGGTAGTAAAATAATTTTAAATTAAACATGGACAAAAAGTATGAAGTGTATTAAATGTATCAAAGTAGCCAAAGGTTACGAATTGGATGAAATCCGTAGAGTATCAGATATTGATGCAGATGAAAGAGTAAAAGGTGGATATTGGAAATTTATCCCCAAGTCAGAATGGAAGTTGGCGACTCGTAAACCAAAGAACGACCAAGCTACTGACCAAGCTACCGACCAAGTAAAGGTTAAATCAAAAAAACAATTAAAGAAACAAAAAGCTGAAGCATAATGGAAGTAGTAGATACATTGGTAAAATATGGACAATCGTATCAATCTAAAGTTGTTGCTTCTCTTATAACAGATGTTAAGTTTCTTGAACAGGTAAACGAAATCACCAAACCAACATTTTTTGAATCACAAGCAAACCAATGGATTATCGATTCGGTATTGCATTACTTTAATGAGTATAGAGCAGTTCCTACAATGGAAGTGTTTAAAATTAAAGTAGGTGATATTGAGGATAAAGGTTTAAAGCAGACCGTAGTTGACCAACTAAAAAATGTTTACCTACAAGTAGGTTCAGATGATATTCCATATGTAAAGAAGGAATATCTTACATTCGCCAAAAATCAAAAGGTAAAAGATGCCTTACTAAAATCCGTTGACCTTCTTAAAGCAGGTAATTACGATAAAATCATAGATACAATGATGGCTGCATCCAAAGTGGGTGTAGAATCGGATTTGGGTATGGATTATATCGATGAATTCGAAATGATAATGGAAGATGTTAAACGAAATTCAGTATCCACAGGTTGGGAGGTTATTGATGAATTAATGGATGGCGGATTAGGACCAGGTGAATTAGGAGTTGTAATGGCTCCATCGGGTATTGGTAAGAGTTGGTTCTTATCAAAGATAGCATGTTCGGCATTACAAAAGGGTAAAAATGTTTTACATTATTCTTTGGAGTTATCCGAAAGTTATGTAGGACAAAGATATACTACAATTTTGACTGGAATTCAAACTTCCGAACATAAAGAACGAAAGGATGATATTATCAGAAAGATTAAGAGTACACCTGGTAGAGTTCGTATAAAATACTATCCACCACAATTCGCATCTTCTAAAACTCTTGCAGCTCATATTGAAAAGTTAAAGCAAATTGGATTTGCACCAGATTTAATCATTATTGATTACGCCGATTTATTAAAAAGTGGTAGTGGTAGAGATGGATTATATGCGGAGTTAGGTGGAATTTATGAAGAACTTAGAGGATTGAGTGGTGAGATGGGTATTCCAATTTGGACAGCAACTCAAACAAATAGAGCAGCTATTGAGCATGAAGTAATTGGAGCAGATTCAGTTGGTGATTCGTATAAGAAAGTACAAACTGCTGATTTCATTATGAGTGTTAGTAGAAAAACAAAGGATAAACTATCCAACACAGGTCGAATTCACATCGTTAAAAATAGATTTGGACCTGATGGGATGACATTCCCAGCAAAGATTGATACTTTTCACGGTATTATGGATGTGTTTGCAGCAGCATCGGTTGATGGTATGACTGCTACAAAAGATTCTAAGAATGGTGAAAATTTAGAGAAAAAATTATTACATAAGAAGTATGTGGAAAACATGGGGTAAACTGACGAAAAGTCATATAAAATTTTCTAAAGAAAAAAGAAAATTTATAAATTCGGAAGATAGTTATACCTACACTTCAAACAAAAATTTATAAAAACGATGAGCAAATTATTTACGGATAGGATTCCATACAAACCATTTGAATACCCTGATTACTACAATGAGGGATGGTTGAAACAAATGCAAGCATTTTGGTTACATACTGAAATACCAATGCAGGGAGATGTTAAGGATTGGAATGAGAACTTAACAAAAGAAGAAAAACACTTAGTTGGTAACATCCTTTTAGGTTTTGCTCAAACCGAATGTGCAGTATCAGACTATTGGACTGGTATGGTTACTAAATGGTTTCCAAAGCATGAGATTAGACAGATGGCAATGGCATTTGGTTCTCAAGAAACAATCCATTCAGTAGCATATTCATATCTTAATGAAACATTAGGATTGGATGATTTCGCAGGTTTCCTACATGATGAAACAATGAAGGAAAGATTTGAGTTATTAACAAACACAACCGCAGATTGGACACCAAAAGATTTGGATACCAATCATCAGGCTAGAGTTGAGGTTGCTCGTTCACTTGCTATCTTTTCGGCATTTGCAGAGGGTGTAGCACTTTATTCATCATTCGCTGTATTGTATTCATTCCAAATGAGAAATCTCCTAAAAGGAATTGGACAACAAATGAAGTGGAGTGTTAGAGATGAATCCCTACACTCAAAGATGGGTTGTCAACTATTCAGACATATGTGTGATGAGTTTCCTGAATTGTTAGAAGAAGCTAAAGCTGATATCTACAAAGCAGCTGAAATCATTAGAGATTTAGAACATAAATTTATTGATAAGATTTTTGAATTAGGAGATTTGGAAAATCTTAAAAAAGATGACCTAAAAGAATTCATTACAAAGAGAGTTAATGAAAAGTTAGCGGAATTAGGTTACAACCCAATACCAGGAGGAGATGATTACTTTGAATATGATGAGAAGAAAGCATCTGAATTGGATTGGTTCTATCATCTTACAGGAGGAGTTACACACACCGATTTCTTCGCAATGAGACCAACGGATTATTCAAAAGCAGGAGAAGGTGAAAATTGGGATGATATATTTTAAATTATAAGTTATGAAAAATTACGGAGAAGAATACGGATGGGAAGTAGATGTTGATTTCCCACATTGGGGAAATAATGAGATATATGTAAAAACTATATCCAAAACATATTTACAAGCTGGAGAAAAGCCAAAAGATGCATATTGGAGAGTTGCTACGGCAGTTGCTAAGAGATTGGATAAACCACAATTAGCAACAAAGTTCTTTGATTACATTTGGAAAGGTTGGTTGTGTTTAGCAACGCCTGTATTAGCAAACACAGGTACCGATAGAGGATTACCAATTTCATGCTTCGGTATTGATGTTGGTGATAGTATCTATGAGATTGGTTCAAAGAATTTAGAATTAATGCTGTTAGCAAAGCATGGTGGTGGTGTTGGTATTGGTATCAATATGATACGACCTGCAGGTTCTAAAATCACCGGCAACGGAACGAGCGATGGTATTGTACCATTTGCAAAAATCTACGATTCTACGATACTTGCAACCAATCAGGGTAGTGTTCGTAGAGGAGCAGCATCGGTAAACATTAAAATCGAACATAAGGATTTTGAAGATTTTTTAGAAATCAGAGAACCTAAAGGTGATGTGAATCGACAATCACTTAACTTACATCAATGTGTTGTAGTTAGTGATAGATTTATGAAGAAGGTTGAAGAAGGTGATACTGAAGCCCGTAGAAAATGGGGTAAGTTACTTCAGAAGCGTAAAGCAACGGGTGAACCTTATATTATGTATAAAGGAAATGTAAACAAAGCAAATCCTGAAATGTATAAGAAGAACGGATTAAAAGTACATATGACTAACATTTGTTCTGAAATCGTTTTACATACCGATGAACAACATTCATTCGTTTGTTGTTTGAGTTCCCTAAACTTAGCAAAGTATGATGAGTGGAAAGATACTGATTTAGTTTATACATCTACTATTTTCTTAGATGGTGTATTAGAAGAATTCTTACAAAGAGCTAAGAATATGAAAGGATTTGAGAATTCAGTTCGTTCAGCAGAAAGAG